ACTGGCGCATGTATGATGCTTGAAACAACAACGTACGAGTACAAAGATGTTTTTAAACAATTAGGTGTCACAAATCACGCTGTTGATGCTTGTATTGACTCTGCATTAAAATTATTGTATTTTAAGATCGATAAACCAAACTAAACAACAACCTAAACCGAAAAGCCTAGTTATTAAGTTAGCTAGGTTTTTTTACGCATAAACATTTTTGTTATAAATTTAACGGAATATTACAAAATTATTGTATCTTTGTTGAAAATCTAACATTTATGTCTAAAAGACTAGACGCAATTAAGTCAATCTTTACTGGAAAATCATACATAAGCAGCACACCAAACATGAATAGTACTGTTCAGTCTAGTACTTATGTTAAGGTTTTAAATGATTTCTTTGGCTTTTATAACAATTACGATAATAGAAAGTTTCTAGCTTCATACGGTGAGAATCCATTAGTTTACATGGTAGTAAACAAAATAGCTGAGACTGCTGCTTCTTTAGATATTGCAAGAGTAGACGAGGAAGGAGAGAAAATTGAAGGTGAAAGCGTAATACTTGACTTATTAGATAACTCTAAACTTAGGCAAGAGATACAAGAATCTTTTTTACTTTGTGGTAATGCTTACATACTTCACACTATGGGGTTTGGAGGTCTAGGTAACGAGTTAGAAGTGTTAAAAGTTCAACTATTAGAACTTGAATTAAACAGTATGGGGGACTTAGTAAGATACAAGTACACTACTCCTAGCGGTACTGTTTACTATTACGACCCAGAAGAAGTATGTCACCTTTCTACTAGTAACGTTGTTAATGTTGGTAGTACTTCAATATTACAGGGGCTTAGTCCTTTACAGGCAGCTTGGACTTTAATCCAATCTAGTACTGAAAAGTTTAGTGCTTCTGCTAGTATATTTAAGAACCGTGGTATTATAGGTATATTAACAAACAAGTCAGACGCTCCAATGTTACCGAAAGAGCGTAAAAGATTACAAGACGAGTTTGATAGCGAAGTAGGAGGTTCTGACAAGTTCAATAAGATTAAGATAAGTACAAGCGATTTAAGCTATATCCAAACGGGTATGAGTCCAACAGATTTAAAACTATTGGAGGGCTTAATGACTGATTTAAGGCTTATTTGTGCTATATATGGGATGCCTAGTATCTTATTTAATGATAATGACGCAAGTACTTATAATAATGTTTCTGAGGCTAAGATAACAGCTTACAGCGATGTTTACGTTCCTACAAACAACACTATACTTTCAGGGCTTACTGAGTTCTTAAACGGTAGATTAAACACCGATGATAGAATAGTAACAGACGTAACAACAATTGAAGAGTTAAAAGCAACTACTAACAGGCTTTTACAGATAATTAACTCTATGGATAGTAGGTTAGCTGCTGAGTTTATCAAGGCAATTACAATAGACGAGCTTAGAGCTATAATAGAACTAGAAGGATTAAACAATAACGAATTAGTAGCAACATTAAATGGAAAAGAAACTAACAGCGAAGCAGATACAGGAAATCAAGGACAAGAAAGTACAGAAGCTTAACGAGGGAAAATTAATCAAGAAATGAATAAGTTTATAAAAGACCTTATAGCAAACAAAGCAGAGCATATTGAGTTTAAGAAAGCTCAGTTTAAGTCATGCGATGGTGCTATAATGTTGGATAAGGAAATCAAATCTGTAAACAAGGCTTTAAGTACAAGTACTGAGCATGATACAGATACGGTTATTAAGCGTACAATTATAGGGAATACTTATAACTGGTTAGACTCTCACGGTGACGTACACGTAAAAAACACTTTTAAAAAGTCTATTAACGAGCGTCAAGATAAAATCTGGCATTTACACGACCATATACAACAAAGCTCTGCAAAAGTTGGTAAAGCGTCAAAAGTGTACGAGAAAGAGGTTGCATGGTCTGATTTAGGAGTTAACAAGTCAGGGAATACTACAGTTGTAGCTATGGATACTAACATCTTAAAAGACTATAACCCTATGATGTTAAAAAAAAAAAAAAACGGAGACGTTGACCAACACTCTGTAGGTATGTATTATGTAAAGATTGACTTAGCTGTTAACGACCCCGAAGCAGTAGAAGAGTACAAAGTCTGGAATGAGTACATTAACCAAATAGGTAACAAATCCGTAGCAGAAGAGGTCGGGTACTTTTGGGCGGTTAAAGAAGCAAAACTAATTGAAATAAGCGCAGTATTAGAAGGTAGTAACATACTTACTCCTACTATCGAAGCTAAAGATATACAGCCGTCTACGGACACTGTAGAGCCGTCTACGGACACTCAAAAAGATAGTGCAAAGAGTACTATTAAACTATTTTACTAATTAATCAATAATTAAAAAGATGATTACATTTCCAATATTCCTTGAGAAAAAAGGGATTACATTAGATGCTTTTGAGTCCAAAACTGAGGACGAGCAACGTGCATTATTAAAAGAACACAATACAGCGAACGAGAAAACATTAGAAGAGTTAGAAAATGACGTAAACAACAAAGTGTCTAAAGAAGAGATTGAGGCGTTTAAAAAAGAGCTTGAAACTACTCACAAAAGAGAGATTAAAGCAATTGAAGAGGCTAACTCTAAAAGAGCGTTAGAGATTACTAAAGCACTAAGAGAAATTAAAGGCGGTGCAACTCAGTCAGATGTTAATCAAGTAGCTAAGTTTATCGCTGACAATGCGGAAGAGATTAAAAACCTTAAAAGCCAAGGTCACGGGCAAATCGAATTTACAACTAAGGCGGTTGGTTCAATGACTACAGGTTCAGCTACTAACCCAGATGGTATTCCCGAATTGGTTGGTACTCAGGTAGCACCTGCGAGTAACGTAAATCTTAGAGGTTCAATTGTAGACGCATTAGTAACTAGATTTAACACTAATTTAGCTGCTTATCCATATACAGAGACAGTTCCTAAAGATGGAGACTATTCTTTCGTGGCAGAGGGTGAATCTAAGCCTCAGATTGATTTTAAAATCGAAACACGTTATGCACAACCTGTTAAAGTTGCCGCTCACATTGTACTTACTGATGAGTCAATTCAGGACATTTCAGGAATGCAGGACATTGCAAACAACTATTTACGTGCAAAGCATGACTTAAAACGTCAAAACGGTATCTTATTTGGTGATGGTATTTCTCCTAATCCTAAAGGTGCTACTGTTTACGGTCGTACTTTTGTAGCGGGTGATATGGCTAACGAAGTAGTTACTCCTAACTTCATGGACGTTGTTAACGCTTGTGTTACTGACATCTATACTACGCATAACTACGTAGACGAAATGAACTACATGGCTAACATTGTGTTGGTTAATCCAGTTGATTTCTATCTTAACTTAGTTTCTGCTAAAGATGCTAATGGATTACCATTATACCCTATGGCAGGTCTATTTAACCGTGTTACAATTGGAGGCGTTACTATCGTACCTTTCGAAGATATTCCAGCAGGTAAAATCTTTGTTTGTGATATGTCACGTTATAGAGTTACTAACTACATTCCTTATACAGTAAGAATCGGTTGGATTAATGACCAGTTAATTACTAACCAATTTACAATGGTAGGTGAATCTCGATTCCATGCGTTTGTAGAGAAGTTGGACGAGCAGGCATTTATCTATGATGATATTGCTACTATCAAGTCAGCTATTACAAAACCTTAATAAATGAATAAGGGATTTGTAGAAGTTACCTTTATTAAAGACCTTGGGACTCGTAAAAAGGGTTCTAAGGTCACTATGCACGAATCGACAGCAAAAGGTTTAATTACCAACGGCTTTGTATCATTCGGAGAGGTAACAGAAGAAAAGACTGCCGAGGTTAAACCCAAAGCAGCAAAGAGAAACAAAACAAAATAAAAGTTTATAAATGTCAGTAATTAAAACAAGTGATTTTGCAACAGCTCCTTACTTGATACCTGTAAACCCTAATCAAACATTAGATTTACAGAACTTCATAGATAAAGAGCAAGAAGATAGACTCTTAGAGTTGTTCGGTGTTGAGCTTTACGACTTATTTATAGCTGATTTAGTTGCAGACGTTCCGACCTCTGCGAGATTTATTAAAGTTTTCGATTCTTTTTACGAACAGACAGGCTGTAACAATACTTTGATTAAGTCTGACGGCATTAAAGAGATGCTTAAAGGGTTTGTATATTACGCTTATTTACGTCAACGTGTGACTAGAGTAGATACTACTGGTATAAGTATGGTTCTAAGTGAAAACAATGAGCCAGTATCAGCAATTTACCACGATATTACACGAAGATATAACGAAGCGATTGAAACGTTTAAGGTTATTCGTTACTACATGATTAACGTAGACGCTTCAACATATCCAGAATTTAAAGGAGTAGATAAACAATTTAATCACCCTTATTAATGGCGAATTTAGTAAACATATTGAAGGACACCATTTCATTAATCAACCTTAATGTCAATGTTTTAGAGATTGTAGGTAATCGCATCTATGTTTGTAAGACGTTACATATTACAGTGACTAAAATAGTTAAGGATGAGTTAGGGAATGAATTTACGGTAACAGCGTTTTCGGATAACGATTGGATAGAGGTAGAACCTTTGGGTCATAACCTTAGTTTCACAGGTTCGATAGTTGTTGCCCCTTCTATTACTTTTTTGCACGGTTCACCGTCTAGTACTAATCAAGAGTATGTCGATATAGCACAGGAAACACTAAGTAAAACCCCTTTTATATGGCTTTTAGAGCCTTACGATGATGAAGACGGGGAAAAGGATAGTGCTTTAGACTGCTCTTTTACTGGTAGATTATTCTTTATGGATTGGGCAGACGAACCTAAGTGGATGAATGTAGAGCATAACGACAATGTAATTGTGCCTATGGAGAACCTTAGAGACGCACTTAAAGACGTTATAGAGGGTAACTACTCATTCAGAAGCTCAACAACGCTTAGAAGTAAGCCTAGAAGCAGATTTGGTGTAGTAGTGTCTAATAAAGGGAGTGAAAAGAAAATAATAAACGAAGATTTAAGCGGTATCGAAGTTAGTTTTAAGTTAGACTTATTTGATACTGATATTTGTAAATGTTAAACAATTTAAAATAAAAAACAATGTCAACAGGAATTTGTTCATGCGCAAACCCTACTTTTGGAAACTTAGGTAGACCGAATTGCGTAATTGAAATGAGAACGATGGCTTTCCCTATTATCGTACCACGATACCAAGCGGATGGAGTCACAAGAAACGGGATTGATGTAACGTCACCAACTATTGGAGCAGACGTACAAGCGTTACTGTCAGCATCACTAGACCCACAGTCAAGAATTTACCCTTTCCCAAGAGTTGAAGAACCAACTTTTGAACGTACAGAAACTGTATACGAGACAGCACCGTCTGCAAGAAAGTACAATACAGGTCAGGGAGGTATTTATACACTTGCGTTTAAAACATACGCTAAAGATGCAGTAGCAGCACTATTAAAAGAAGCTGAAAAGTTTGGATGTTCTGACTTTGACTTTTACTATGTAGATGTAGCAGGTAACTTATGGGGTGAATTAGAAGGGGACAAGCTTTATGGATATATGGCTTCTGCTGAGACTTTTGACGCTTTCATGGAATTTGCAACTGATACTACAGTACAAAAAATGATGGTTTCGTGGGATTTAGATTCAGACGTAGCTTTAGCTTGTTCAATGGCTCTAACACCAGAGGACTTAGGTTATAAAGCGAC